ATGGTACCTATTAAGGCAAGCTCCCACACTCACAGTGGATATTCTCACGATTCGAGTGTAAATTTAAACAAATCAAACTGGATGTCTGGGTTATCAGATAATCTAACAATGAATGAGTTATCTATACCAGGAACTCATGATTCAATGGCATATGGAAATCATACTGACTTTACTTTAACTCAAAGTATGGATCTTGAAACTCAATTAAAGTCTGGAATACGATTTATTGATTTATCAGTTAAAAATAATGGAGAATTAAATCTTGGTATACATAAAGATATGGTATATTTAGGATATAGTCTAAATGATGTAATTAAAACTATTTCCGAATTTCTCAACAGACATCAAGAAGAAGTGGTACTAGTTAAAATTTCTGAATATGGGGATAAGACAGGAAATTTTGCATCAGAAGTTCAGAGGACTCTTGAAAAATCAGGTTATAGTCAATATATATTTGATGGTTCCAGTACAAGTAATCCTACTCTAGGAGAAGCAAGAGGACAAATAATTATTTTATCTGACTATTCTGGTAAAAGGTGGAAAACTATACCTTATAGCCAAAATGCAAGAATACAGGATAGCAATTATCTTTCGACTAATTGGGATTTATATTCAAAATGGGAAAAGGTTAAAAAACATTTAACAGATACAAATAACTCTCATAGTAAAAGTACTAGATATATAAATTATTTGAATGGTCATGGTGGAGTTTTACCTTATTTTGTTGCAAGTGGTCATTCTAGTTCTGGAACTGGAGATAGCAGGCTGTTAACTGGACTTACTGAACCAGGATTTAAATCATATTATCCAGATTTCCCAAGAGTTAGTAGATTTGGTATCTTTTCTTCAATTGCCTTTGAAGGAACAAATGTTTTAACACTTAACTATATTGTAGAAAAAGACGTAAGATTTACTGGAATTGTTGTTTCAGACTTTCCAGGAGCAGGACTTATAGAAGAAATTATAGATCTCAACTATAAAACAAACAGTTCATCTAATAATACAAGTGGAAGTGGAAATAATTCTGGATCAAGTTCAAGTACAACTAATAAAGATGGATGGGGATTTACATTCATGAATTCTTAAAAAATAAAAAGGAGCAATAAATTTGCTCCTTTTTATTTACCTAGTAATCTCTAATAACTTCTTATAGTTATATTCTTTTGTCGCATTCTGGATAAAAAATAAATCTATAAAAAATGCTAGTCCAAAAAACCAAAATGTTAATAGCTTTAAAATTCCTATTCCTATACTCCCAATAGTAAATCTATCTATACCAAATATTCCAAAAGCAATTGAAAACATAAAAGTCGTTATTGGATCTTTAAAATCTAAAGATAGCAAACTATTAAGTCCATTCTTATCCATCCTCATTAGTTTTTCTCTGATTAAATCCATCTTTGATGCAGGTAAAAATCTTTTATTAGTTAATAAAAACAAATTTATAAATGATTCATTTTTAATTATATTTTCTGTTTTTATGTTTGTCTGATCCATAATTCATCCTCCATTAATACTAAACAATGATACATTATATCATACTTTATTAGAAATTATTCAGCCTTTTATGTTATAATTAGTACAAATTCCTATGAAAAGAAAGGAGAGTAAATTTAATATTGAATTTTTTACAAACTAACAAAAAAGACAAACTGTATTTCATTGAAACATGGGGATGTCAGATGAATGAAGAAGACTCTGAAAAATTATCTGGGATGCTCATCTCTATGGGATACTCATCGTGCGAAAATCGAAACGATGCTGACATAATAATATTTAATACTTGCTGTGTCCGTGAGAATGCAGAACTTAAAGTTCATGGAAACTTGGGACAACTTAAGGGATTAAAGAAATCTAAAAAAGATTTAATAATAGCTGTATGCGGTTGTATGATGCAACAAAAAGGTATACCACAAGAAATATCTAAAAAATATCCTTTTGTAGACATAATATTTGGAACACATAACCTACATAAATTCCCTGAGTATTTAAATCGTGTTTTAATGAACGATGAAAGAATACTCGAGATTGAGGCTGGCTCTGATGAAATTATAGAAGGACTGACAATAGACAGAAAAAGCTCTTTAAAAGCTTTCGTTACTATAATGTATGGTTGCGATAATTTCTGTACTTATTGTATTGTTCCTCAAGTTCGTGGACGTGAAAAATCTAGGAAATCTGAAGATATAATAAATGAAATCAGAGAACTTGCTAAAGATGGATATAAGGAAATAACTCTTTTAGGTCAGAATGTTAACTCTTATGGAAAAGGATTAGAAGAAGATATTGATTTTCCTAAACTTTTAAAGAAAGTAAATGAGGTTGATGGTATAGAGAGAATTAGATATATGACATCACATCCTAAAGATTTTTCTGATGATTTAATTGAAGTTATGAAAAATTGTGATAAGGTTTGCAGTCAATTGCATCTTCCTGTTCAAAGTGGTTCAAATAGAATATTAAGAGTTATGAATAGGCATTATAAAAAAGAAGAATATCTAGATAAAATCAAAAAAATTAAAAGCCTAATTCCTGATCTTGCTATAACAACAGATATAATTGTTGGTTTTCCTGGAGAAACTGAAGAAGATTTTGAAGAAACATTAGATCTTGTTCGTGAGGTTAGATACGATTCAGCATTCATGTTTCTATATTCAAATAGGAAGTTCACAGGTGCTGACATGATGCCTAATCAAATTCCTGATGAAGTTAAACATAAAAGGTTTAATAGGCTTGTTGAAACAGTTAATCAAATTTGTGCTGAAATAAATAAAACTTATGAAGGTAAAATTGTTAAGGTTCTTGTTGAAGGAAATTCTAAAAATGATGAAACTAAACTTTCTGGAAGAACTGATAATGGTAAACTTGTAAACTTTATTGGTGATAAAAATTCTATAGGAAAGATTGTGGATGTTAAAATTACAAATCCTAAATCATTTTCATTAGAAGGAGAACAAATTTAAATCTTAATGGTAGTTGTTTTATAACAACTACCAAATATTGATGTAAAACTATTTTTGGAAGAAGTCAATGAAAAAACTAACAAAAATAAAGAGTTAAATATCGATAGGAGAAATTCATTATATTTACATTCTGATACATTGGCAATATGATTTTAAATGCATTGTGTATAATTGTACAAAAACAAGCAGACAATTAATATCACATTAATAATATTTTATCTGCTTGTTTTTTAAAATATATTTCCAATATCTTTAAAGGTATTAATTTCATGATCTGGCAATATATGAGTGTATGTTTGCAAAGTAAAAGCAACATCAGAATGCCCCAATCTTTTAGATAACATCTTATAATCAATATTATTATTAAGAAGTAGAGTGGCATGTATATGGCGCAAATCATGTAAAGTAATACGTTTTAATTTATGTTTTCTTATAAAATATTCAAATGATTTATATAAATTTGAAGGATTTAATGGTTCTTCACAATTCTTATCATCATAAAAAACATACTTAGATTTTTTATTCAAATTGCGTCTCCTTAAAATATCTAAACTACGTTGTAACAATACTATAGTTCTAATACTAGATTTTGTTTTTGGCGGATTAATAATACGCATACCACTGACAACAACATAAGATTTATCGATTGAAATTAATCCTCTATCTAAATCTACACAATCCCAAGTTAATGCACATAATTCACCACGCCTAAGACCAGTTTCGAGTAATAATATAATCACATCTGCATATTTGAATCTCTCCAATAAAGGTAAATACTTTTCTAAATCTGATTTACTCCAAATTTTTTTAATACCTCTATATTTCGGAGGTAAGGTTACATCAATAAAAATATCACTATCTATATATTTGTTTTTTATGGCAAAATTAAAAAATGCTTTTAATTTTATAGCTATATACCTTGTAAAACCTCTATGTGTTATTAAACTACACTGCATCATAAAATCTATTATATCCTGTGTTTTAATTTTTCTAATATCCGTATAATACTCCTTAAAATGTTTTTTGAAAAAATTAATATGATGCTTATATGTTCTTATAGTTGTTTTTCTTAGAAATCTTAATTCACAATCTTTTAGATACAATTTACAAATATCCTCGAACGTTTTATACGATGATTTAATATTCTCACCATTTTGTATCTTATTTGCCTCTTTTATGCAAGCCTTTTTCGTTGTAAATCCAGATTTTCTCTTGTATTTTTTCTTACCACGTTCATCCAACCCAAGATATACACAATATTCCCACTTCCCATTATTTTTTTGTTTAATCACCATAACAACATTACCCCTAGATAAAATATAAAATTTATTTTGTTGTTTTTAGGTGATTTTATACTTTTTCTGAAGGTCGAATATTCAAAAAGTGAATGTTGAACATTCAAAAAGTGAAGGTTCTAAACATAATATGAATATAACTATAAATATAACATCTCTCTTGTTAAGATGAAAAATTGAAATAGAGTTTATAGTGAAGGATAAGATAATTAATTTGTGATGAGTCTATTTGACAATTAAAAAATTAAGTCTTTATAATTGTTGCATTAGATAAGGTAAGTTATAAATTTTAAGTACGCATGTAAAATTGATGTAGATTGAATTATTTTAGTTAAGTTTGTTAGTTTGTAATGTTTATGTGGTCTACTTATCAGTATTATAATTGGTGAGGTTGTTTGCGATGGACAAAAAGATAAGAACTATTAAAAAACTAAAGGAATATGGGAGCGTGGAGAAAGATATACTGCATCTTAGGAATAAAATAAATATTATTGATAATAAGATAACTAAAATTAAGACAAGCAGATTAGATGATACTGTAAATCAAAGTGATGGGTACATACTTGAGAAGTTAATAGATGATAAAGTGGATTTAGTTAAAAGACTAAATATTAAATATCTTGAAAAAGATTATATGGATAGTGCATTAAATATGATTGATAAAAGGGATAAACAAATTTTAGTTGATATTTATTGTAAAAAATATACGATAAATAGTATTGCATCGAGTGTAGGATACTCGGAACGACAAGTTAGACGTAAGAGGGATGATGCTATTATGAGTTTAAGCGTATTTATTTGAAAATTAGATGTAAATAAAGAAAATCATAAAATTAATAACAAAAATAGAAAATTGATGTCCGAAAAAATGTCCAAAAGATGTCCGCTTTTTTAAAAGAAAATGTGTTAAAATGATAAAGTACCGAATTGTAAAGAAATATATTTACACAGTACTCCATAAAATTTTATATTGTTAAATAAAATGATTTGTAACAAAATGATTAGATACTAATCAAAATATTTTATAAACTGCTAAATCCTTGTTTCAATGAATGAGGATTTATTGTTTTTTTATTAAGAGGTGTTCATGCTAAGATTAAATAAGATATATAATATTGACTGCTTGGATGGACTTAAAGAAATAGATGATAGATCAATAGACTTAATTTTTACTGACCCACCATATAATATCAAATATAAAAATGAGGGATGGGATTTTAGAGATGATTATCTAGGTTTCATGGAAAAGGTGTTTGTAGAGTGTGATCGTGTACTTAAGGATACAGGGTCATTTTATTTTTTTCATAATCAATATTATACAATTCATGTATTACAGGATATTATTGATAATAATACAAGTTTTTATTGCAAAAATTTTATAACTTGGCATAAGAAGAATTTATTAATTAAAAATTGGGGATATCCTAGTAGGAACAAGAAGACTTGCTTAAATAAGTTTTTTCAAACATGTGAGTACATCCTTTATTACACTAAAAGTAATCTAGATACTAGGACTATAGTACATAGAGATAAAAACAAATTTAGAGAAATTAGAGATTATCTTAAAGAAGAAAAGATTAAATCTAAGTTAAAATATAAAGAGATGTATCACATTTTAAAATCTCACACTTTTAAGCATTATTTTTCTGACTATAATTTTATTTTTCCAAGTGAAAAAGACTACAAAAAACTACAGGTAGTAACTGGATGTTTTAAGAAAGAATATGAGGAATTAAAACAAGAATATTTAAGACAAAAAGAAGAGTATTATAAAGAGATAGGTGTGACTTTTAATAAGTTTGATTTAGAAATGGAAAATTTTATAGAAACAACTATAAAGAATTCAAATAGAATACATCCATGTCAAAAACCAAGGGAAGTAATAGAAAGATATACAAGAATTAGCACGAATACAGGAGATACTGTATTAGATTTATTTTCAGGGAGTGGGATGATACCAAAGGTGGCGAAAGAATTGAACAGGAAATATATAGGGTTTGAATTAAATAAAGAATATTATAAAAAATCATTAGATTTTATAGATGACAGATGAATTATACAGAACCAATAAGAGACAAGGAATTATTAGGGGAGATAGCGAGATATTTAAAATCTAATAATAAAAGGGATTATGTACTATTTTCACTTGCTGTTTACTCAGGATTAAGGATAACTGATATTTTAAATTTGAAAGTTAAAGATGTTAAAAACAGAAATGAATTTATATTAGTTGAGAAAAAAACAGGTAAGAGAAAGACTTTAAATATTAATCCTAATCTACAAAATATTTTAAAATCATTTATTAAAAATAGGGATGATAAAGAGTATATAATATCTTATAGAGATAATGGCGATAGACCAATAAGTAGAGCTAGAGCATTCCAAATAATCAAAAGTTGTGGAGATAGATTTGACTTGAGAATATCACCACACAGTCTACGTAAAACATTTGGATATTTTCATTATAAAACTAATAAAGATATCATAATTCTTCAAAAAATATTTAATCATTCTCACGCTGATATTACCTTTAGATATATTGGTGTAAATTCTGAGACTATAAAAAAATCAATAAATAATTTAAAATTTTGGTAGATTTTCATTTAAAAATGAAGGTCTTTTTTATTTTTTTGAATAGAACTATCCATATTGAGAGCAGGTTTAATTCAAAGGTGTAAAAAATACATAATCTAGTAAATAAGCAGGTTTGTAAGATGTAATGGAATTTAACACAATATTACAATATGTTTAATTATAAATATCTATGGTATAATTTAATTATATAAGACATATAATATTAAGTTCTAACTAATGGTGGATTAATGAAATTAAGTATAATGATAGACAATTATGTAAGATTAGTAGGAATAGTAGATTCTTTATATTATGTTTATGAAAATTCAATTATAAAAACTGATAGTTATAAAAATTTAGATAAGATAAATTTGAATAAAAAAAGAGTAGACGATATTTTTTCTAACTATATAGTAGATAAAGAATTTAATGATTATATTCAATTTTATATAAATTCTTTTAATAATGTATTTATCACAAATGATTTGAAAGCAGTAGATAATATACTTTCACAAATAGAAGAGGGTATTTATTTCGTTAAGCAGGCACGTTATAGAATAAAGAGTCCTGAATCTATTATGAATAAGTTAGCTAAATACACAGATCGTAAAGAGAATGGCAAAATTAAAATAAATAAATGTTTAAATGATTTGTTTGGAATTAGATTTATTATAGATGATTACAATAAATTACGTAGAGAATTTATAGATTATTTGGATATACGCATAAATCAAGAAGGGAAATTTAGAAATAAAATCAAATTAACATCTAAAGGATATAATGATATCAGTCCATATATAGCTGATCATGTTTATTTTTCGAGTAGATTAAATAATAATATTTTTCCAATTGAATTACAGATTTGGGATAGTTTAAACACGGAACTTAATGAGAGATCTCATAAAATATATAAGAGAGGATATATGGATTGGACTAATCAATATAACGATATATAGAATTTATTTATATAGGGGTGAGAATAAGATGTATAAACACGTTATATTTTTGTATACCAGCTATTTTTGTAAGAAAAAGTTAGCATTACATTATTGTTATGATGGTATTAACGTTAAAAAGTATACAGATATTATAGATAATGTAAAGAATCAATTTTCCCACCTTGATTTTAATATTCATGTTGTATATACAGCTTCAAGTAATTTTAATTCTATATATGATATAGATAGTTATTTTGAGGATACTGAATTTATCGATTATTTAGATTATAAAAAATTTATTAGCTATATTAGTAAGGATACAAAAATTAGTGCGATAGATGTAGCTAAAGCTATATTATGTAAAAAGGATTTAAGTAATTTGGAATTGCAAAAGATATTATATTTCGTAGCGGTTAGATTTTTAAAGAAATATGACATACAATTATTTGAGGAAGAATTCGGATGTTGGGAGTTTGGACCTGTAGTTTCAAGTGTTTATCATAATTATAAGGAATATGGTAAGAAAAGGATATCTATAGATAATAAATTTAAGGTAATTGTATTTAGTAAACTATCAAGATTTGATCATTATTATGATTTATTGTATATAATTGATGATGTACTCGAAGAGTATAAGAACTGTCTTCCTAAAACTTTAGTTGATATATCTCATAAAAGTGGTGGAGCATGGAGGGAAAGTCAAAAACTAGGTAATAATACAATATCATGGGATCTTATGAAAAGCTGTAATGATTAGTTGAAAGTTTAATGGTGATTTATATATTTAATCACCATTTTTATATATTAAATAAGGATTAGAATGAAGTATTAATAATTTAATTTAAAGCTTAAAAGAATTAGGTACTGATTAGAATATAATAAAATAAAAACTAGTTAAAAAATATAGCTTGAATGAAGAAAAAATTAAAAAGTATTTGAATTAAAAAAGTTACTGAATTTATTTCAGTAGCTTTTTATTTTGGGGAAAAAGGAGATTTTAAAAATGAATAATAATGTTAAACAAGATAATAACGAAATTGATGTAAATGAATTAGGGAAAATGTTTGATAAGGTTAAGGATTTAATTTTAAATTCTGAACATTATTCAGGTAGGATTGAAACTATAGATTTTATAAATGATAAATTAACTAAGGAACAGTACATAGGTTATTTAAAAGGGAATATTTTAAAATATTTGAGTAGGTGTGAAAAGAAAGGAAGTACAAAAGAGGATTTACTAAAAGGATTTACATACTATTTGTGGTTAGTACATGGTATTGACAATGAAAAAGTTATGTAATAAGTTTGGATGTAATAACTTAATAAACTTAAAAGATAAATATTGCAATGAACATAAAAGGGAAATTCAGAATCAAGTAAAGAGATGGCGTAAGGATTATGATGATAAACGTAAGGGCGACAAATACAGAAAATTTTATAAAAGTGTACAGTGGAGAATAGTTAGAGATTACATACTTAAAAGGGATAACTATATTTGTCAAGATTGTATAAAAGATAACAAAATAACTATATGTAATACAGTCCATCATATTATTGAGGTTAAAGAAGATTACTCTAAAGCGTTAGATGAAAATAATTTAATAACACTTTGTGCTGATTGTCATAATAAAGTACATAATAGGTTTTAATATGGATAGGTTTGAATATTTGAAAAATGTTGGTAAGCGTATTAGAAAGGTTAGAATATTACGTGGATTATCACAAGATGAATTAGCTAAAAGGTGTGGATATAAATCTAGGTCTGCAATAAATAAAATAGAAACTGGTATTAATGATATACCAATATCTAAAATCAAGATAATAGCAGAGATATTGGATGTAGATGAAATGATTATATTGAATGAAAATAAATTTATTAAGTTTTGGGATGATTAATAATATCTTATGTCCCCCCTATGTTTAATTGTTTTAATATGGGTCTAAGGGTACCGTGGGGGGCAGTTTCGTTTTCAACAAATTCCCTAAAAAATCGTTGAAAGGGGGGAGAGTATGGGGAGACCACCGAAATTAACACTAGTTAACAAAAAACACTTGACAAAAGATGAAAAACGAAAAAGGAAAGAGAGAGAAGATAAGTTATTAAAGAGTAATAAAATTGATAAAATTAAACCTCCTTCTTGGTTATCTGCAAAAGCTAAAACCTTATTTAATGATCTATCTGAAGATTTAATAGATTTAAATGTATTAAACAATTTGGATATTAATTCTCTTGCTTTGTATTGCCATCACTATACAAAATTTTTAGAGCTTGAAAAGGAGATTAAAAAAGAAGGAGAAACCATTGAATACACTAATAGAGAAGGATTTACTAATGTTGTAGAAAATCCTAAATTAAAGATTAAGAATAAGTATTTTGAGATTTTAAACAAGCTATCAAAAGAATTTGGTCTAAGTCCATTATCAAGATTAAGATTAACAGTACATAGCAATGAGAAAGAAAGCGAAATACATAATTTCAATGGGGCATTTAAGTTATGACAAGCACAGAACTTAAAAATAGAGTTATCAAGTATTGTAATAAGATACTCAACGGTAAAATTAACGCTTGTAAAAAACATAAACAAGCCTGTTCCAGATTCTTTAGTGACATAAGAGAGGATAGCAATTATTATTTAGATATAGAAGAGTTAAGACTCATTAATTTATGGGCAAGTTATTTTACATATTCTAAAGGTGTACTTAAGGGACAAAATATAGAACTTACGGATTTTCAGTTATTTATTATAGTTAATATATTGTGCATTAAAGATAAAATTACAAACTATAGAAAGTACAAAAAGGCTTATATACAATTAGGGCGTAAAAATGGTAAGACACAATTAATATCTATAATAGCAAGCTATTTTTTGTTTGTAGTTAAGGAACAACAAGAGATATATATAACAGGTTGGGGATTATCACAGTCTGAAATATGCTTTCGTGAAGTTTCTAGACTTATTAAGACAAATAAATATTTAGATGGATCTTACTATGCTATTAGAGATAAACTTACTAACAAAAAAACAGGATCTATTGTTGAGCCTTTATCCCTTGGAGCTATAAACACTGGAGATGGTAAGGATGTTAGCCTTGCGATAATTGATGAGTATCATTGCCATAAAACAGATGAGATATTAAATGTCTTAGAGGGTGGTATGATTGCAAGAACTGAACCATTAACACTTATAATAACTACTGCTGGATTTGATTTATATTCTCCATGTCACAAGGAGTATGAATACTCTGGTATGCTATTATCTGGTTCAATACATAATGACGAATATTTTTCCTTGATTTGCGAGCTTGAAAAAGAAGACGATATAAAAGATGAGAAAAACTGGATTAAAGCCAATCCACTACTTGCTACGTATGAAGAGGGTATCAATAATATTAGAACATTTTTAAGGGAATCATTGGACAAACCAGAAAATATGCGTAATTACCTAACCAAACATATGAATAAGTGGGTACAGATAGGAACATCCAATAACACATACCTTGATATAGATAAGTGGAGTAAGTGTGTAAAAGATATTACCTTAGAGTATTTAAGAGAATGTAAAGTATGGATAGGTATAGATTTATCATCAACTATTGACCTGACAAGTATAGGTATAATAGGTGTTAGAGATGATAAGTTTTTTATATTTAATCATAATTTTAGCCCATTAGAGTATATAGATGAAAAAATAAAGTTAGAGAAAAAACCATATGATTTATGGGAAAAACAAGGATATATAACACTAACATCAGGTTATACAGTTGACTATAGAGTATTGATTAGATATATACAGAAGATAGAGCAAGAATATGGATTAGAAATACAAGAAATATGTTACGATCCATGGAATGCTAGTATACTTGCAAGAGATTTAAATGATTTAGGTTATAACACTGTTGAAATAAGACAAGGTATAAGGACGCTTGGAGAAGCAACTAAAACATTTAGAGAAAAAGTATACAATCAAGAAATAGTACATGATAATAACCCAATACTTAATTTTGCTGTTTTAAATGCTATTACTATAAGTGATACTAATGGTAACTTTAAATTAGATAAGAGAAAGGCAAAAGAGAGAATAGATCCACTTGCATCAGTTATTAATGCTTTTGTAAGAGCTATGTATAGTCAAAATGAGAAAGAATTAATATTTGATATATGGAAATTTGATTAATGGAGGATATATGTTTAAGAAGATATTTGAATTTTTTAAGAGGAACAAAAGTCCAATCATTGGAATTAATTTAAGAAATAACTTGAATTTATTACCTTCTTTAAATGGTGGATATAGAGAAAAATTATTAGAAATACATAGTTTAATTTATGCAGTAGTTGATAGAAAGAGTAAAGCTATTGCTCAATTACCGTTAAGACTATATAAAAATGATATGGTTAAAGAAAATAAATGTGTATTTAAACGTAAGAGTACAGTTAATAACGATATATCTTATATTTTAGATACGTCTCCTAATAACAATATGACACCGTATATATTTTGGAGAACTGTTATAGCTCAAAAAGAAATATATGGGAATTCCTATGTTTATATTAAGAGGAATAGTATAGGGGAGGTGGTAGAACTTAATATTTTAGATCCATCAAAGGTAGGCATATATTTAGATAAACTAGGTGAGGTTTATTATAAACCATATAATGATAAAGAGTTATATTTACATAATTTAGATATTCTCCATTTCTCGAGCATTTATGTTTCAGGGTATAAAGGAATTAGTTTTTTAGAGTGTTTAAGGAGTCAATTAAACTTTAAAGAAAATGTTATTAAAATAAATTCTGAGCAGATGGAAAAATCAATAAAGGCAGGAGCGACATTAAAACTTCCTAGTAATTTATCTATTGAGAAAATGAAGGAATATAAAGAACAATTTGAAAAAAGTTATTCTCAAGGATTTAATGGTCTTGTAGTACTAGATTCTGGTATGGTTTTTGAGCAAATAAAGTACGATATTAATGATTTAAAACAATCAGATATAAATAAAATAACCGCTAAAGAGGTAAGTTCAGTTTCTGGGCTACCTCTTTTTATGTTAGGAGAAACCGATGGGAAATATGCAAATATGGAACACCAAACAATAGATTTTGTTCAAAATTGTATAGCTCCAGAAGTTGTCTTAATAGAGCAAGAACTTAATAAAAAATTATTAAATGAACAACAAATAAAAGATGGGTATTATTTCAAATTTAATGTTAATGCTTTAATGCGTGCTGACATGACTACTAGAGCCCAATTTTACAGAGAAATGGTTTCAATGGGGGCTATGACACTAAACGAAGTTAGGAGTTTAGAAGATTTAGAAAGTTATGGAGAAATAGGTGAGAGACCAGTAATATCTCTTAATTATTCATACTTAGATACGCTTGATCAACATGAAAGAATTTTAAATGGAGGTGATTAATATGGAAGATATGAGTATTAAAAGGAGTTTTGAAATCACCTATAGAGCTAAAAAAGATAATGATAATAAGAAAATAATACAGGGTTATGCAGTTGTATTTAATACTTGGACAGATATAAATAGCTTTGGAGAATCGTGGAAAGAGTGTATACGAAAGGGAGCATTTACTCAAAGTCTTAAAGAAAATTCTATACTTGCGTTATATAATCACGATTTTAACAATATTTTAGCTCGTAAAGATGTAAATATGAAACTTATTGAAGAAGATAGAGGACTTTATTTTGAAATTGAACTTCCAAACACAACTCAAGGGAATGATTTATATGAACTTATTGATAAAGGTATAGTTAATCAGTGTAGTTTTGCAGGATATGTTAGAAAAAATATTTGGAGTAAAGATGATGGAGGGAATATCCTTAGAGAAATTCTTGAAATTGATTTAATTGAAATAACTATAACTCCAATACCAGCTTATGAAGTAACAGAAGCAGAAGTTAAAAGGAGTAGAGAAATTAAATGCAAAAACCAAAATAGAGAAAATAATGTAGATTTTGAAGAGATTATTAGAGAATCAAAAAGAAAATTAAAAGAAATTAGAGAAAGTGAGATGAATTTAAATGAGTAAAAGAACAGTTTATGAGATTAAAAGAGAACTACAAAATTTTAATGAGCAATTACAAAAACTTTATAGTGAGAATGTAGAACTTGCTTTATCCAATGATTCAGAAGGAATAACAAGAAATAAGAAAGATATTGATACAATTACAACAAGCCTTGAAGTTCTTAAAGGAGAACTTGAAAGGAGGGAAAAAGAGTCTATAAAAGTACAAATAAATAATGATGATCCGATTATTTGTAGGGGAATTTATTATAAAAGTATAATTTTAGGAAATGAAATACCAGAAGATGTTAAAAGAAGTTTATTTGGAGCAAATCTTACTCCAAGCACTGGAGGAGAAAAGTTAATACCTACGACATTGGCTAACGAACTTTTACGAGAACCTCTTAAAGATAATCCACTTAGAAGTATAATGACAATTACTAATACAAGAGGACTTGAGATACAAAAAGTATCCTATGAATTAGAAGATAATAACTTTATAAAAGATAATGAAACTGCAAAAGAATTAAAATTAACTGGTGATAAAATTAGTTTTGGAAGGTTTAAATTTAAAGTTAAATGTAGGGTTTCTGATACTGTATTATACGGCACTAATGCTGATTTAGTATCTTATATAGAAGGAGCGTTAAAAGAAGGGTTAGCAGAGAAGGAGAAAATTTGTATATTTAAAACTACAAATTCAGGCGAGGAACATATGAATATATATTCTTCTCAAAATGCGATTAAAGAGGTTGAAGGAGAAGATTTATTTAAAGCAATAAAAACAGCATTATCAGATCTGGAAGATAAATATTATGAAAGAGCCAGTATAGTTATGAAAAGAAGTGATTATACAAACATGATAGACAAGTTATCAAATTTTAATACTGATTTTTATAACAAACAACCAGAACAAGTATTAGGAGTTAATGTTATATTTTGTGAATACGCAGAAAAGCCAATAATAGGTGATTTTTCTCAATTGCATTTAAATTACGATATAGATTCTGTATTTGATTCTGGAAAAGATATTGAAAATGGTCAGGAATTATTTGTTTTAACAGCTTGGGCAGATATACGGATAAAATTAAAATCAGCCTTTAGAATAGCTAAAGTAGCTTCTACAAGAAGTAAAAAGATTGAAGATAAGTAAAGGAGATGAAATAAATATGGGAAATGTTTTAATGCATGAAAATGAATTAAAAAGGGATTTATTTAAAAAAGATAAAACATCATTAAGAGAAGTAGTAACAATAACAAATATTAATGATTTAATTTTACCTCGTATATCATATAAGGTTGATGGTATTGAATATGAAAATGAAGTAGAACAAGAACTTAAAACAAAAAGTGATTTAATAAAGTTTACTAAAAATAAGTTTAAAATAAGTGTTAACATACCTAATATAGTAAATGATGTAGATAATAAATGGGTCATAACATATTTAAAGGATAAATTAAGACAAGCATTAGAATATAGAGAAAAATATTGTATATTTAAAAATATAAATACAGAAGAAGAACATATGAATATATATTCCTCTCAAAATGCTATCAAAGAAATTGAGGGAGAAAATTTATTCAAAACAATAAAAAATTCATTAGCCGATTTAGGGGATATGTATTGCGAAAATACTGCAATAGTTATGCGTAAAACTGATTATATAAAAATGATATGTGATTTATCTGATGAGAATAACAATTTTTATAATAAACAGTTTGAATCAATATTAGGTGTTAAATTAATATTTTGTGAATTTGCAGAAAATCCAGTAATAGGGGATTTTTCTAAATTACATATAAATTATGAAAATGGTATTTTATTTGAAAAGGATGTTAATGTAACAGATAATTTTAATAAAATTATTGTTTCTGGAAATTTTGATATTAGATTATTATTAACTTCTACATTTCGTATAGCATCAGTATCTAAAACTGATAAAAAATATAATTAATTATGAATGTTCAGGATATAAAATTATACTTAAAAGTTGATCATGATGATGAAGATAGTTTTATATTAAGTTTGCAAAAAGCAGCTGAAGATTATTTATATAATGCTGGATGCATTAAAAATTATGATAATGAGCTATATAAACATGCTATTAGGATATTAATAGCACATTGGTATGATAATAGAGGTTTAATAGGATCAACGGATCTAATTAAGTATAGTTTGGAATCTATAATATATCAGTTAAAAGATACTTGGATTATAGATGGTGAGATAGATGATAAGTAATACAATTAATATAGGTAAATTAAGACATAGAATAAGTATTATTGATTATATGGAATCAGAAAATGATTTAGGAGAAATTATCAAAATACCAGTAATATATAAGAAATTATGGGCAAAAGTTGAAAATAAGACAGGTAAAGAGGGTAAATATATAAATGATAAGGTAAATAATATTGAGTATCTTAGAATTAAGATAAGATATTATAAAGATATTAATACTAATATGATGATCAGATTTAAGGATAAAGATTATTTTATTACAAGTATTGATAATTATAATTATCTTAATAAAGAGATGACTCTGGAGGTGGCAAGCCATAGAACTTAAAGGATTTGATGAATTTAAGGACTATTTAGAGTCATTAAATAAAGGATATAGTGTTAATGTTAAGAGATTTGTTGGCAAAATAGCGAGTAAAACATCTAAAATAGCAAGAGATAGTACTCCTGTTAAAACTGGTAGAACTCGTAGGAGCTGGAAAATTAAAAATTTATCCAGTGGATCTATTACATCTATAACAGTATACAATACGTCTCCAGTATCACATCTACTAGAAGATGGGCATGTTATTAAAGATAAAAATGGACAAGTTAAAGGATTTAAAGCGGGAGAACATATGCTAAAAAGTGCATTAAAAGAGGTTAAAGAGGGTCTAGAAGACGATTTTATGAAGGAATTTTTTAAGTAAAATGGTTAAGGTTAAGGATATTAAGAAAGCTATAATAGATAAAATTAAAACTCTTAATATTAAGGTTTACTCTGATAATATCAAAGAAGGATTTGATACACCTTGTATTTTTGTATCCGTAGAAAAATATGAAAATAGTTTAGATAATTCAAATACCATAAAGAAGTATCTAGATATTTATGTGAGATATATAGATAAAGATGAAATTAATAGATTAGATGTACTAGATAATATTAATTTGTTATTTGTAAAAACACTTGAGGTTAAAGATCGAATATTTACATTACATAATAAAATTAATTTATTTAAAGATGAGTATGTGGAATTAAATTTTGATATTGAATTCTATGAAGGAATTTTGGAACCTGAATCAGAATTTATAGAAAATTTTGAATTAAATATTTAAGCATCGTATTTTAAAAATATGGTGCTTTTTATTTACCAAAAATTGTTACCCTACCCTATCGATTCTAGAAAAATTTTGTGTTACAAATTGTGTGACAAATTGTGTGACGATATCGTAACACAAAAATTACTAAAATAATTTTAAGGAATTGAAAGTAGGGGAGAGTAAAAATTAAAAGTTTAAAGGAGGATAAAGAGTGGGATTACCAGAGATTATTATAGATTTTAAAACTAAATCATCAACTGCAATAACCAGGAGTAGTAGGGGAGTCGTAGCTATGATACTTAAAGATGATACCGATATAAATATAACAAGATATAACTACACATCCTTAGTTAAGGTAGATAAGGAAAAATTTTCAGAAGATAGTAATGATTATATAGAACAGGTTTTTAAAGATAATTTAAATAAAGTAATTATAGAGAGGATAACTGAAGAAAACACATTAGAAAAGGCATTAGATAATTTATCTAAAGAGAGTTTTAATTATTTATGTTATCCAGCACCACAAAATGATGATAATCAAAAAATAGTATCTTTTATAAAAGAACAGAGAAAAAAGGGTAAAGTATTTAAAGCAGTATTATCTAATATAGATGCAGATTACGAAGGAATAATTAATTATATATCTACTTGTACAGACAATACAGGTAAAGTTTATACACCTGATAAATTTGTATCTAGAATATCAGGAATACTTGCATCAATGCCATTTACTAGATCATCAACATATTATGAGCTCAAAGATATACTTGATGTTGAAAATATATCTGATCCTAGTACAGAAATAGATAAAGGAAAACTGATTTTAATTAAAGATGATGGAGTTGTAAAAATAGCTAGAGGAATAAACTCTTTGATTACACAAGTAAAATCAGAAGATAGTTTAAAAAAAATACGCGTAGTAGAAATATTAGATATGATTAAAGAAGATATCTATAAGACTGTAAAGGATAACTATATAGGTAAGGTATCCAATACTTATGATAATAAAATGATATGTATTTCTAGTATTAATTCATATTTAGAAGAATTAAAGAGTAATGGTATTTTGGAGGGAGATAATAGAGTTGATATAGATATTGACGCTCATAGATCTTATTTAATGTCTATAGGTAAAACGGAGGAAGAAGTTAATCAAATGGATGAAACTAATCTGAGGAAATGCAATGTAGGAAGTAATTTATATTTAACAGGTAGTATAAAACCAGTGGATTGCATTGAAGATATTAAGATTAATTTTAACATATAGGAGGTTTAATTATGGATGAAAGATTATCGGGAAGAAGATATATAAATGGATCTTATGGCGAACTCTGGTGGGATGGAGAAAAGATTGCAGGTATTAATAAATTCGAACTTAAACTAACACCAGAACGAGAAGATGTACCAGGAGATGGTCTTGATATGGATGCTAAAATTGTTGCAATTAAAGTAGAAGGTAGTTTTACAGTTAAAAAATTGCATTCAAGGGCTGTTGATAAGCTTATTAAAAATTGGTTGCAAGGATTGGATCCTAGATCAACAATAATAGCTAAACTAGCGGATCCAGATACCTTTGGGTCTGAAAGAGTAACAATAGAGAATGTTTGGTTTAACGAGACGGCAATAATCCAATTTGAAAAGAAAAAAGTAACCGAAGAAGAATATAAATTTGGATGTACCGCAAGTGGTATAAGATTCGATGAATTAATAAGGGGGTAAATATGAATACTAAAAGATTAACGCTTGATGAATTAATAAATATGGCGACTGAAAATGATAAAAGAGATAAATATATAGAGATATATATAAAAAGTTTAGATAGTACAATTAAGGCTAAGAAACCTGATACAGAATTAATGTTAGATGCACTGGATACAGCTAAGGATAATGCACATGATGGTGATTTATATTTAATATATAATTCAATCGTTGATCCTAATTTCAAGGATACTAAATTACATAAAGCTTATAATGTAACTATACCATATAAAGTAATAGATAAAATATTTACACTTGGAGAAATAGCGAGTATATCTAAAATACTTACGCAAGATACTGGATTATATGATTCAGATGGAGCTACTATAGTTGATAATCTAAAAAACTAATTAAATCTAATGATGATGCATACTTTTATCATTATTATTTGCAAAAAGGGTTTAAGTTAGAGTATTTATTATCATTAGATATAAGATCAGAATTATTTATGAGATCTAGTATGATAGCTAAAATTGAATTAGATCAAAGGATAAACGAATGAAATATTTAAATGCAATAATAACACTTAAAGATGCTTTTACCAGTACTTTAAGTAAAATCAAAAAAGAACAAACGGAATTTATCTCTAATGCCAAAGGCGTATCAGGTGTATTAAGTAATGCGTATAAATTAGATGATAAAAATATAACTAGTGCAATAAATAGTATTAATGATGCAATAAATAAGAATAAAGAAAAACTTAAGGAAACTCAGACTACTATGAATAAGTGGAAAGAATTATTAAGTAATTCTACACCAGTAGTTAAAAGTTTATCCAAAGAAGTACAGGATTTATCTCTTAAGAAACAAAGACTTATTAAAGAGATGGACAAGGTTAAAGAATCTAGTGATACAAATGCACTGTCTAAATATGAGTATGCTCTAGATGATATTAATAAAACATTAAAAGAAAAAACAACAACTCTAAATAAGGCGAAATCAGAACAAAATAAGTACGCAAAAGAATTAAGAGAATCTGAAAAAGAGGTATCCAAACTTGATGTAAGTATAGGAGCTTTAAGCAAAAAACTAAAAGAAATTTCATCTGTATCTAATAATAAAAAAATTATTAATTTAGAAGGTGCAAGTGATAACATAAATAGTTTTTATGATAAATCTAAAAATGAAAAAGATAAGTACTCAGGTTTTAATAAACTTGGAGATAGCGTTAAGGGTATAGGAAAGGGATTAACTGCTGGTATTACTGCCCCTGTATCTTTGGGAATTGGTGCATCACTAAAAGTAGGGGTTGAATTTGAGTCTCAGATGTCATCAGTTGAGGCAACTCTTGGAGACAAAGCAAGCATTGAAAATATGCAATTATTAAAGGATAAAGCAAGAGATATGGGAGCAAGTACAACTAAATCTGCAACTGAAAGTGCTCAAGCAATGGAATATATGGCATTAGCTGGTTGGGATACTACTCAAATTATAGGGGGAATAGAGCCTATACTTAGATTATCTGAAGCCAGTAAGGCAGATTTAGCTACAACATCAGACCTTGTTACAGATAGTATGTCTGCCTTAGGAATTGAAGTAAATGAATTAGAAGGATTTTTAGATAAGGTAGCAAAAACTTCAACATCTGCTAATACATCGGTAATTGAATTAATGGAGGCTTTTATAACATCAGGAGGTAAAGCGAATTCACTGGGAATTGATTTATCAGAATTATCTTCAGTACTAGGAGTTATGGCAAGCAGGGGATATAAGGGAGCACAAGCAGGACGAGGACTATCTGCACTTTTAACAAATTTAACATCTCCAATTGGACAAGCGAAAGAGGCTTTAGAAGAACTTAATTTTTCAGCATTTGATTCACAAGGGAATTTTATAGGATTAGGGAGAACTTTATACAAATTAGAAAATGCTTTAAAAGGAATGACTCAAGAACAAAGAGTTACATACTTATCAATGATAGCTGGTAAAGAACATGGAACTGAACTAAATGGGATACTTGATGGATTAGCTAAAGAGTATGAAGGTCTTACTGGTGATATTAGAAATTCTGACGGAGCTCTTAATGATATGGCATTAACCATGCAAAATAATGCATCGGGTGGATTATCAGGTCTTAAAAGTAAACTCGAAGATGTTGGTATAGGCATATCGGAAATATTACTGCCTTATCTTAAAAAGGGGATTGAAATTGTTGGAGGATTAGTTGATAAATTTAGAAGTTTATCACCTGAGACTCAAAGTAATATAGTTAAATTTGGTTTATTGGCAGCAGTTATACCACCTCTTATTATAGTTGGAGGTGCACTTATTAGTTCTGTTGGGTCAATCGTTAGTGGTTTTAAGATGGTAAGCACATTAATTGGTAATTTACCAGGACTTATAGGAGGATTATCTAAGGCAATAAATTTATTAGGCGGAGCATTTAGCTTTTTGGCAGCTAATCCTGTTGTGGTTATTGTAGGAGCATTGGTAGGAATTGTATTAGTCATTATGCATTTGTGGCAGACAAATGAAAATTTTAGAGATGCTGTACATAATATATGGCAGAGTATAGTGGAGAAGGTTGAATGGGCAACTAACAAAATAATAGATGGAGTTAACTGGGTAATTGATAAGCTTAATGCTATACCTATGGTTAATATTAAGACTATTGGACATGTAGAGTGGAGTGATAAGTCTAAGCAACAAAGGTTAGATAATTTTAAAGCAAGTGGTAATGCTTTAGGTGTGTCTAGGGATAATCCTTTAGCTGCACCAGGATATAATACTCCCTTAATTAATGGATCACATAAAACTGGATTATCATATGTGCCTTATGATGGATATATTGCACAGCTCCATAAAGGTGAAAGAGTATTAACGGAACAAGAAAATAAATTATATAATAGTTTATATTTTAGGGATAGGTTGGAACCTGTTAAATCTAATAATAGAATTGTTAATATGGTTAATAGTGGCGGATCTAGAACTACTACGACTACTAATAATACAACAAGTAATAATAGTAGCAATATAACTATTAATGTTAATGCTAATGTAGGATCAAATAATAATATTGATATAAATAATATGGCTAATCAAGTAGCTAACATAATAGCAAATAAAATAAGGATGGCAAAGATTAATGTTATATGAAATATGGCTTGATGATTTTAGATTTCCAGTTAGGCAAACAGAACTCAATGTATACGAGGAAAACGATATAGCATCCGTTACTATAGATGGGTTTGGGGAAATCTCTAAAACAACAAATATGAAATTAAGAACTTTTGAAATAAGTTCTTTTTTTTATGATCCAACAAAGCCGAAACCATCATACGCGAAAGAGTATACGAGGTCAATAAATACTATGGAAGATATTAATTGGTTTTTGCATAACATACAAAGGAGTAATAAAGTTGTACCATTTAAGATATTTGGAATGGATGTTGATACAACGGTACAGATAAGCAAGTATGAATGGATATCTAAAGATGGTACAGGTGACATGTATTATAATATTACACTCATAGAATGCAAGGAACTAAGTATTAATGAAATTAAAGTAAATAGAGATAAAGAAGCAAATTTTGAGATAGAAAATGTACAAACACATACAGTTAAATCAGGCGATACGCTATATAATATAGCTAAAAAATATTATGGAGATGGTAGTAGATATATGGAAATTGCTGAAAAAAATGGTATTGCTAATCCCAATTTAATATTAGATGGTCGGGAGCTTAAATTATGATTAAGATATATCATATTAAGAGAGATGGTAATAAGATAGATATAAGTAATCTAAGGATAAAAATGAGTATTAGTTCTAGCTTAAGTGAGGTATCTAGAACCCTTGATTTAAATTTATATTGTAAAGAATATAGAGAAATTTTTCTTGGAGAGATAATAGAGTTTAATGGAATTGAGTACCATATTTTTAAAAAAGACATAGATTCAGAAGGGGAACAGATGACTTTGATTTGCTTTAATAAGTTAATTTATTTAAAAAAGAATCAAGCTAGTTATAATTTTAAGAATCAAACCCCAGAAGGAATTACAAATAAAATTTGTAATGAGTTTGATATAAAAGTAAATCATATAGAGAGTACAGGAATAACTATAAATAGAAAATTTAGAAATGTAGATTTATATTCAATTATTCAGACAGCTTATACAATGGCAAGTGAGAAAACTAAAAAGAAATACTATATGATTTATAATAATGGATTAACTATAAAAGAAGCATTTATAGAAAATGGGGTCAACTTAAAAGAAGGATTAAATATTATTAAAGTTTCTCATTCTGAGGATTTACAAAATATGATAAATGCAGTTATTGTCTATAATGAAAAACAAGAACAGATCCAAGAGATTAAAAATGACTCTTGGATTTCTTTGTATGGGAAACTTAGTTTAAGTTTTGAAAAGAATAAAGATGGAGAAGAAGAGGATTATAATTTAAAACTTAAGGATATTGAAAAAACTTTAAGTGTTGAATGTATTGGAGATTTATCTTTAACAACAGGTAAATGTGTGCATATAACAGAAAAAGATACAAATATTAAGGGATTATTTTATATTAAAAGTGATACTCATAATTTTGAAAATAGTACTCATACAACAACTCTTGAACTTAGCTTTGAAAAAATAATGGATGAACAGAATTCAGGAGAAGAAGAATCAAAAGAAAATAATAAAACACAATCTAAAAAATAAAGAGGTGAGAATATTATTGAATGTTTATTCGTCTTTGGCAAAAGAGATAGATAGTAATACTAAAGTTACAAATAATGTTATAGACATTGGAGAAGTTAAAAGTTTAAAGCCAATGTCTATTTCTTTAAGTGATATTTCATTAGATGAAGATGATATTATTTTAACTGACAAAATACAGAAATTACTTGAACCATTAATACTAGATATAGAGTGTAATGTTTATTGTACAGGAGAATGCAGTTGTAGTTGTGAAGCAAAGATCAAGCAAGATAAATACGAAGAAGATAAACTTAAAATTGGAGAAAAAGTAGTTTTATATAGTATTGAAGATGGTCAAAAATTTATTGTAATTGATAGGGTAGTGGTATTATGATTTTTCCAAATATTAAAGCAAAAGAAACAAGTCGATTGAAACTAAATAGTTTGAAAGAAATTGGATGGGATTTTAAAAAAGATGAACCACTATTTAAAAATAATAATTTTATTGTTGTAGAAGGGATAGAGGCTTTAAAGGTTTGGATTTACAAAACTATTAAAACTATTAGATTTAAATATTTGGTATATTCTAATTCTTATGGAACATCTATTAAGAGTTTTATAGGGAAAGTATTTACTGAAAAAGTTAAAAATGATTTTAAAAAGGAAATAATAGAAGCACTGATTATAAACAAATATATAGAAAGTGTCTTTTTTGTAGAGTACAAACTGGAATATACTAAATTGTTTTTAAATTTAAATATTGAAACAAAGACAGATAAAACTCTAAATTTTGAGGTGAGTTTTAATGTTTGATATTCATACAGAACAAGAAATTAAAGAGAGAATATTTAAAAATATAAAAAGCGATTTAGATAAAAGTGAAGGAAGCATATTAAATGATATTGTATCTGCAATCACTCTAGAAATAATTAATAATCAAGTATTTTTTAAGAATGGATTTTTAGCTTCATTTATTGAAACAGCTAAGGGAGAATTTTTAGATTTAAGATGTAAGGAACATGGAGTATATAGAAAACAGGGAGAAAAGGCTAAAGGAATAGTTATTTTAAAAAGTAATGAAGATATAGAAATAGAAGAAGGCACAATTATTATTAATGAAAGAACTGGTTTAAGATATATAATTAAAGAGGATTCTAATAGTAATAATTTATGTAGAGTTGTAGCTGAAGATATTGGGTCTAATTATAATTTGATTAAAGGTAATAAACTAGTTTTATTTAAGGATAATTTAAAAATAGGGGAAATTGAAATAATTGAAGATATAATAGGAGGAGAAAATATTGAAAGTGATGATGAATTAAGGAAACGTGTATATTTTGTTGTTGCTAATCCTGAGGGAGTGGGAACAGTAACAGATTATGAAAGATGGGCATTAGAAGTTGATGGAGTTAAAATAGCTAAAGCATTACCTTGTTTTTACGGCAATGGAACAGTAAAAGTTATTGTTGGAGGAGAATATGGAAGTGTGTTAAATAATGAATTGGTTCAAAAAGTTCAAGACTACATTTGTCCATTGGGTGAAAAATATGGACAAGGAAAAGCTCCGATAGGTGCAACTGTAATAGTAACAACATTTGAAAAAGTATCGATTAGAATAAAGATAAATGGATTAAAGATAGAGGATACATATGATTTGGATATTATTAAATTAAAGCTTAAAGAAAGTATTCAAAACTATTTACTTAAAGTAAAAGATATTATTAGATATAATGAAATAATTTCTATTGTGATTGATAGTTATGGAGTGCTGGATTTTGATGATATTTATATAAATAATTCTAGAGAAAATAGAACTCTTGAGTTTCATGAGAAGGGAATTTTAGATGAGATATTGTATGAATAATGATTTAGAAAATATTAAATCTAGATTTGATAATTATTTACCAGAATTTATTTTAAAAGCTCCTTATTTAAAGGAAATATTTAATAGTGAAATATTTGAGAGTTATTATTTAAATAAATATGCTAAAGAGTTATTAAAAGAACTTTCTATATCAACAGTAACAGAAAAGAGTATTGATAAGTGGGAAAAATTCATAGGTCTTAATAATGAAAATTTATCTATAGAAGAAAGAGTTAATTCTGTTATTAAGAAATTTTCTTTTCAAATCCATGCTAATTATTTTAATTTTCTTTCTATGCTTAAAAGTTTTGATCAAAAAGCAGAGTTAAAAGAATTCATAAATGAATATAGAATTTTAATTAAAACATATATTCCTATGAGTTATGCAAATCTTTTAAATTTTATGGATATAATTCATGATTACAAACCGGCTCATATTGGATTTAATTTAGAAATTTATAGGAATATATGCAAAAATTTTAATACAGCATTGATATTTCAAAATACCAAGTATACAAATATTAATGTTAAACCTTACTCAAATAAAGGAAGAACAAGTGTATATACTGAACTTGCAATTAATAAAATAAGAAAAATAACTACTTATATCAAAGTGGTTTCTGATAAGATTTATAATCCTATTTTTGTTGGAAGTTTATTTAATAAGGTGAAAATTAAAGAAGTTATTTTTAATAAGGAAAGTAAATCTAAAGGTTTTGATTATAATGGAATTATTATAAATAGAGTAAAAATAAGGAGGTGTACAATTGAATAACGAGTTCTATGAACATATTGTTTTAACTAGAAAGTCCTTTGAATTTCAAACTAGAGTACTAGCAGGAGAAAGGATGGAGTTTACAAGGATTGAGGTTGGGGATGGTAAAGTAGAAGAATTTGAGGATTTAAAAAATTTTACTGGAATAAAAAATATTGTTACAACTGGAAGTATTATTTCTGTCGTGCAAGAAGGACATCAAGTAAAACTTACTTGCAGTATTGATAGTGATGGACTTACAAAAGCTACTTTATATAGAGAAATTGGAATTTATTCAAGGATAGGAAACGAGGAAATATTATATGCTTATATAAATAGTGGAGAACAATTTGATTATATAGTTCCTTTATATAAAACAAATCAGAGAGATTTTACAACAAATATATTAAATTTATATATAGTTGTTGGAGATGCAGAAAATATTGATGTAACACTCAATAATACAATAATTGTAGAAAATAGTATTAATATAAATATGCTTGATAATAGCGTTAAAAATTATATTGATGAAAGAGTGATGGAACTTATAAAGGAACATACACCAAATATTTCATCAAATGGCAAATTTGAATTAATTGAAGAAAATGAAAATAGCTATGTAGGACTTATTAAAGATAAAGATTTGGAAGAGGTCGGAGAAGATGACTTTATTCTAAATCTTTAATTTTTTATCAGAAAGGAGTATTAAATGAATAAGAATCTAACGTTTAAGAAGGGCGATATTACTTTTGATATAACAACGAGAGCAGAAAATGTTCGTTTAAATGATTCAAATGTTAAAGATGAGATAGATAATATAAATAGAAAGATAGAGTCCTTTTCTATAGGTGAAGATGGGGGAATTATAGTTGATAATACAGAACATAATCTATCAAAAATAAATTCAGAAGATGGAGCTCATAATTTTAGATTTCATGATAATAAATTCTCACACAAAAATGAGATTGGAGAATGGGAAGATATAGAAATTGCAGGAGCTATGGGAGGAAATGGTGGAATAAAATTACCACCAACTAAGTTTATTGAGATATTATCTAACGATACATCAGTTACCGTAAAGTGGGAAGATGCAGATAATCAAACATTAAATGGTGCTACTATATCTATATGGGCAGGTACTAAATTAATTAGAAAGCAGGATGCACCACCACTTAATGAAAATGATGGAGAAGTTTTAGTTGATAATACGGATAGAGATTATTATAAATTAAATGGTTTTGTAGATGGGAATATATCAAATGACACTATATATTATTATGCGTTATTCCCATATGACCAAAATGGTGTATATAACTATGATATCTTAAATATACGTAAGTTTTATAGGCAGAGCGAAAGCGTGCCTGCAAACACAACTACTATACGTGTATTGCCAGATATAAAGAGCATAAAGTTATTATGGACAGATGGACTATCAACAAATGAAGCAACTTGGGCAGGTACTAGAGTTGTTCGTAAGATAGGAGCCCCTCCATCGACTGAAACGGATGGAACCTTAATACTCGATAACACAAATAGGGATAAGTACAGAAATACGTATTTTATAGATGATACAGCAACTCAAAATGTAGAGTATTTTTATGGATTTTTCCCATATTCAAGAGAAGGTCATTATAATACAAATATTGAAAATGTAGCAAGTGCAGTACCAGCAACAGGGAAAATATATACACTTAGTATTAATATGGATAATTCATCTCCATCGGGAGCGTGTACATATTTAGATGATGCAGTTAACATAAGTGTTGGTAATGCTTGGGATAGAACAGATATATTCCAGATTAAGCCGTGTCTTTTTAAAGATGGTCAGGTTAATTATTATTTAAATAAGGATGATTACACTAAAAAGATTGATGGAACTCCTTCTAATTTAAGTGGTGTTGATGGTGACGTAATGGTGGAGATACCATTCATTTGCCACAAATTGAGTAGAAGTGGGAATATATTTAATATATCTTTAAGTACAGATAAAAACCTTATTAAATCTAATCTAGGTTATACGGCATATGCTTTTTATGATGTAGATAATAATATAGCTGATAAAATATACGTTGGAGTTTATCAAGCTACCATCGAAAATGGGGAACTATTTTCAAATTCAGGTAAAAATGCTAATGTAAAATACTCTCTTAATCAAATATTTGATGCTTGTAGAGCTAGGGGTAGAAATTATCTACCATATTCCTTCATGATACATCAATTACTTGTATTTTTATATATGATGAGATTTCGAACAAGATCGCCATTTGAGAATCTAACCTTATCAACTAACACGTGGAAAAATGAAACTGGTGTATTTAATCAAAATGGTATGTGGTTTAAATCAGATGGAGGTAAATTTGCAGGGATCGAGTGGGCTATAAGTTCAAGTTATCTATATCTTGCAGGAGCAAAACTCTCATCTGATGTTAGCGGGACTGTTTATAGGCAAAATATTGTAATATTGGAACCTAGAAATTTTTATACCGTAAATGTTACACAAGCTGGGTGGCTTACAAAGTCTCAATATTCCTATTATAATAATGCATCGGGAGCTACTAATAGCCAATGTTCGGGGTTTAGTGGATATACAAAATATGTTGATGCACGTAATGCGATAATAATGTTCCCTTCATCCGATCAATCTGGAGGATCTGCATCAACATATTTTTGCTCTTATATGAGTGGTATACCACAAACTACTGCTAACTTAGATCTTGTGTTATGCGTACATTTATATTATTCAGGGGCATATAAAGGATTTTTAAATTTATGTGGGGCAGTTAATAGTACAGTATCTGCATCTTATTCAACGTATTTAACATACATAAAAGGAGAGAGTCAACAATGAGAAAATATATAGGTGTATCATCTAAGGATAAACCAAAGTTAAAAGAGATTAACTACAATACTCTATATATAAGGAGTAATGTACACAAAGAATTGGATGAAGATCAAGAAGAATTGTATGTGTACGATGAAATACAACTTGAAGGAAATGAGATTATAGAATATTTAGACAATAAACAAATTGAAAGTGAACAACTTATAACAGAATTAGATTTGAATCAAATTCAGATTGAACAAATGTTAACAGATATAGATTTAAAAATTTTAGAATTAGGAGTGTAGATAATATGAAATTAAGAGATAAGGCAGTTGAAATAAGAAGAAGATATTTAAGAAATGGGGTAACAGACAAACAATTAGAGAAATATAAAGAATTGGGAATCTTAAGTGAGGAAGAGTATGAATACATAAAAAATAGTAATGAATTATAATTATTATTAAAAGACGTTTAAAGGTCGGGTAATAAAGAAAAATAAAATATTCTTAAAAATTTTTAATTGATTTAGTGAAATTAATATGTGAATGTATTAGACTATTTCTTAGCTTAAATTGTATTTGTTTAAGAAGGAGTTTTGTATGGATATACATGAAATTATTTCACAAATTAATAACAAAGGATATAAACTGATATCAGATTTTTTAAATTCTTACTGTATTATTAATGGTAGCTATCAGTCTTTAGAAGAGATACAAAAAATGAGTCTTGAAAATTTTAATTATAGGGTTAGAAAAAACGTTCCAATTAAGTTGTACAAATATTTTAGCAATTCAACAATTCGAAAAAACAATGAGGAAGTAAATTATTCAATTCAAGCCTTAGAGAATAATACTGTGTTTATGCAAAAACCAAGTGAATTTGATGATGTTTATGATTCGGGTTTGAATTTAGACTTTGATGAGTACCAAATTTTAATATTAAAAGAATATTGTAAATATTGTGAAATTGATATATCTCAAAAATCGTCTCTTGAAGAAATTGGCGATGAATTTGTTAAATCATTACATCAATCATATATGGACAACGGAAATTTTTATTCGGCTTTTAAAAAACAACCGATTACAGAGATAGGAAAGGGATCAATTAAACTATTCTGTTTTAAATTACAAGATGAGCTAAACCAATCACAAATTAAATCAAAGAGTTTTGATTTAGGAAAAGTCGTGCCTAAAATAATTTGTGAAGATTACAATGAAAAATCTTCAAAATTAAAAGATATTTTTAGAACTAGTTGTTTTTCTACGAATCCATATTCCCAACCTATGTGGGCGTTATATTCTAATCATCACAAGGGATTTTGTGTTGAATATTCAATTTTACAAAATGAAGAGAGATATCATGATATTTATTATAATCTTTTTCCTATGATTTACTGTAAAATACGTCCGAGTGTATCTGAAGATCTATTTAATGTTTTTGATTTTGATATAACAGAGGAGCATTTAAGAGTTATTTATCTCCATGGAGCGTTAAGGAAGAGCATTGATTGGGTATTTCAAAATGAATGGAGGTTATTATTACCAGAAGGTGATGAAAATATTTCAGACTTTAAAGTTAATTTTTTTCCAATTACAAGAGTTTTTTTGGGTAACAGAATGAGTAAAAAAGAACGTTTAAAAATTATTAACATTTGTAAAAAAAGGAATATTCAATATGAATGCGTTATACTGAATTCAAACGTATTCGAAATGCAATCTTGTAATAATTTAAAATAACGTTAATTATTATGATTATTTGTTAAAATTAGCTATGTTTTTATGTAATTATAAAATTAGATTTATTCAATCCTCTTATTATGCATTTATAGGCATTTTAAGAGGATTTTTATTTAAGCAATGTTATTACATTAAAGTATTAAAATAAAAGCCTTACAGGCTAAATGGTGAGGTGGTTTTTTTAGAGATTGGACAAAAAATAGAAAATTATGTAAATGAGGAAAACAAATGAAGAATAGTAGATTTGTAAAAATTGGATTACTAATTTTAATATTAGTTTTTGCGATAGGGTTAAGTCTTTGGATTGGAATAGATTTTGCGATAAGGACATTAATACTTGTTATGTGTGTTGATTATGTTTTGGGGTTATCTCTTGCGATAAGCGATAAATCTAAGCATGGTGACGGAGGGTTATCAAGTCATATAGGGTATAAGGGACTAGTTAAAAAGATTAATATGTTATTACTTGTTGGGGTTGCCGTGATAATTGAAAACTTTTTAATAGGTATGGGACTGCATGTTAAGTATATAAAAGATATCATTGTTATAGCTTTTGTACTTAACGAGATTATATCGATCCTAGAAAATAGTAAGCTAATGGGATTGGACATAACCCATATGGTATCTCAGGCTTTAAAGATCTTTAAAAATAAAAAATAAGAAGAGAGGTATGTGAGTAATCACATACCTCTCTAACTATGTCATTAAGTAAAAAATACGAATTATTATTGAATTATATAATATAAAGGAGTTACAGTCAATGATAAAAATAAATGAAAAGCTGGTAAAATATAATTTTTCGAGTCGCAAGGGCGAAAAGATAAAATACATAACTATTCATGATACAGGTAATCCAGATAGAGGTGCCGATGCTGAGGCACATTTTAAATTACATGACAGAGCAGATAGGGGAGCATCAGCACATTATTTTGTTGATGATAAACAGATATTAAGGATTATAAGAGATGAAGATAAAAGTTGGCATTGTGGAGATGGTCATGGTAAATATGGCATAACAAATGAAAATAGTATTGGAATTGAAATGTGTATCAATAGCGATGGAGATTTTAATAAAACCTATCAAAACACACTAGATTTAGTTAAACATCTAATGGATAAATATAATATATCAATTGATAAAGTAGTTAGGCATTATGATGCATCCAGAAAAAGTTGTCCTAATAGTTGGGCTACAAACAATTGGGATAGGTGGGATAAATTTAAAAGTGATTTACAAGTTAAAAAGGATTATACAACTAATATTAATTTAGTGTATAAAAATCTATTTCAGAGAGAAGGGGATAGCGAAGGAATCAATTATTGGAATGATAAATTGAATAGTGGGTTAAGTTTTGGAGATATGTTAAAGGCTATGGGGGAGAGCGAGGAATTTAGGGAGTTATATTTAATTGTAAATTAAGGTATACCATTTGGTATACCTTCTTAATCTAGTATGTTGTTTTATTTTTTATAGAAATAACAATAAGTAATTTTATATTGATTAATTTTTTAATTCTTTTGCTTTAACATTTATAGCACTACTATAGACTATTGATTCTCTATATTTACCATGACTTCGTAATACATCTAACGTAAAATTTTTCAAAAAATCATAATTTTTAATTCTTGATGCTTCTTCTCGTGATATTCCAAAAACAAATGATTTATTTAGGGTGGATTTTTTGTTATATGATATATTTAAATCGATGATATATTCACCATGTTCCCAAAAATTATATAAGGATATTTGTTTTAATAATTCTATAATTTCAGGTAAATGTTTGTTTTTATTTATTTCTTTTTCTACGTCTTTCCATGAATTTATATTTTCAGGATTAATTGACCAATTTAGATATTCTTTTAAATTTAAACATAGTTTATTAGCTTCGTAACAATGGTGATCATTTGAGAATTCAACGAAGAAAGGCTCTATTTGGTCACTATTAATTTTAAAATATTTAGGATATGTAAATTGATTGATAGAATTATTAATATCCCCACTCCATATTATAGATGAATTTTCTAATCCAGACCAATTTAATTCAAATATTTTATTATCAGAAACCCTTTTTACAATCATTTTAATCGAATTTATAACACAGGCTTTATTTATACTATAAATATCAAATCCTAATTTTAAAGTAGATCCGTATATTCCGTAAAATAACTTTAAAGGACTTTGTTGAAATAATGATACTTCTAATTTATGTTTTTTAAAATAGGGTGATAAAATGGAGGCATAGAATGTAACTATAGATATTATTAAAGATATTATGGATATTAGTCTATCAATTATATTAGATTTTATTAATGAATATAGAGATATTGCTATTATAATAGTTAAAATAAATGCTGATAAAAATATAAAATATTTATTTGTATAAAATTTGTTGTCTTCGTTATTTTTTTTAAGCATGAGTACTCCTTTTTATAAGACTAAGTTATTTAATAAATAGTTAGTGTACATAAAAATAAAAGACAATCCATTAAATAGCTAGTCTTTTTATTTTTTACAATCAAACTTTTAGTATAATTATTATGTAAAACTACTTTTTGTTATAATTTATTCTAAGTTATCGATTGCATATTGAGCTTCTTCTGGTGTAAATCCATCAAATGTGGATGTTAATTGATTATATATTGCCGTTGTTGACATGTTTAGACTATTAGCATAATTCTTTGCTGATATTAGTGCATTTTTATTCCAATCTACCTTTATGTTATCAACTGCATATTGAGCTTCTTCTGATGTGAACCTGTCAAAGGTAGATGTCAACTGACCATATATTCTTTTCTTTGACATAGCCATATTATCAGAATACCTTTGTCCAGATATTAGTGCATTTTCATTCCAATCTATGTTTACATTTTCGACAGCATAACGTGCATCATCTTCTGAAAATCCTTCAAACGATACCAGTTGATTGTATATTGCTTCCTTTGACATAGCCATATTATTTGAATATGATTGAGTAGATTTTATAGCATTTCTTTGATCTAATGTTAAATTAGTGTCTTCTTCTACTTGTTGTTTTACTTCATCATTTTTATTTGTCGTTATATTTGTATTTTGTTGGATTTCATTATTGCTAGTTTCTGTGGATGAGCTACAACTATATATACTTACACATAGTATAGTAGATAAGATAACAGGGGGTAGTTTTTTACGTAATTTAGATTTAAGTAACATTCAGATACCTCCATAATTATAATATTTTAAAATGATAAGCAAATATATTATATATTCCTAATATTCAAAAAGACAAGCTATTTAATAGCTTGTCTTTTTATTTTATTTGAAGTAATACCAATCATTAAAAAGTTTAAAAGCTTGGTCTGTGTCTTTAATTGTTGTGGGGCTCCAGTAGGCTTGTTTATGCCATTCAGATTTATCTATTCGTTCAATTCCTTCATATGTTTGATATAAAGATAGGTTTTCTTTTTTAATTAGTGATTCAATTAATCCATTTATAATAAACCTAACTTTATCTGCGGAAAAACTCGATCCTTCATTTTTTGATATGTATTTATCAAAAAAGTGCTGGTAATTG